CCTAGAAATAGTTCTGGTAGCCTGAATCCGATTTTTCTGATGTATTGTTCGGCGTGGGTCATGTATTTTTCGAACAGCACATCTTCTTTTCTGTAACTGGTTAGGTCTTCTATTTTGATTTTTGGTACGGCTTCCTTTCCTTCTAATGTGGTTGTGGTGGAAATAGCTTCCAATAGTAATACTTTGTTGAAATTCTTAGCGCCTTTGGCACTTTGGAAGAGGTTGTATAAATCTTCCAAAGATTCTTCTGTTAATTCCCCGCCTTCTACGGACACTATACACGGGGGAATTCCTTGAGAATCAAATAGATCATAGTTTATAAATTCAGCTAAATTGATACCCAAAGCGGTCTTTATGATTTTTGCCCATCGGGGCACTCCATAAGTACCAGTGCCAATTTTGAAATGAATCAATTCTGATGCGGGGATGAAATCTTTTGGAAGCTTTTTCTTATCCACAGTTTCACCCGTTAGGGCGTTTACCAGTCTTGGATCTCCATATTCTTTGAAATACCGAAGTTCTCCATTGGAATTAAGCATCACGAAGCGCTTAAATTGTTTTAAAGTTTTTACTTTTACCAAACGTCCTCGCCTTATAATAGATGCTTCTATTTCCACTGGCTCTTTATCTACATCTGCTATCCGGACTCGTTTAGCATCTGCCCAAAACAACATCGAAGGTTTTCCTGAGGTGTCCCTTATTACTTCGATGAATCCATTTCCACAAGTTTCTCTGTCAAATAGAACTCGTTCTTGAATAGTTGAAAAACTTTCAAAAGGATTCGGGTGTTTGAAGATTTCTTCCAGCATGGTTTTTTGGCTTTGTTCTTCTTCTGTAAGATCATACGAAGTCTTTTTTACTGGAGCTATCATATAGCCAAATCCGCATATATTGGAGACGTAGGCATCTATGCAAGCTCCTACGACTCCACTTTCTTCTACTAGTTCATAGAGCTTTGCTATGTCGTAGGGTGGCTTCTTTATTCTTGTGTTCTTTTCATATATACGATCAAACGGGTCTGAATATTCCACTTGCCTAGAGTAACTGGATAAACGTTCTTCTGCTGCTTTGTTTACTACTACTAGAAGTTTACGTCTATTGCTACGCATGAAAATCCTCCATGTGATATAAGTCTTTTCCTATAGAAGCATCTGCTTCTAGGGGTATGTCAAAGTCAAATCCAAAATCCCGCTTCATCGGGACGTGAATGTTTTGCATTAGATCTAACATCTTTTCAGTAAATTCTATTGCATAATTTTCATCTACTTCAAATATTAGCTCATCGTGAATAAATAATACCAATTTGGCTCGTTTGTTGTCTATAATTCCAGTTCTATGTCCTTCCAAAGCAGCGAATAATGTCATATCATTGCTAGAACCTTGAATCGGGGTGTTTACAGCTATTCTTTCGGCACGTTGTCTTAGATAGCTATCTTTGCTGTTTATTTCCGGAACAAATCGTTTAAGTCCAAAAGCTGTTTTGCAGTAACTGTATCTTTTTGCAAATTCTATTTTGCGGTGTTGCCATTCTTTTACTTTTGGATAGAGTTTAAAGTACATATCTATGTATTTTTCTGCGTCTGATGTAGTCATATCAAGAACACCATAATTATTTATAGCATAATCTTTCAAACCTTCAGGGCTCATCATATATACTATACCAAAATTTACAGGTTTTGCCCGATTTCGTAATTTTTTTAGTTCTGCTGGGTCTAAATCGTCTGGGGAAGATTTTCCTATGAATCCCAGAGCAGTTCTAAGATGAATATCCTGCCCGCTTTTGTAAACATTTATCATTTCTTCGTCTCTGCTTTCAAAAGCTATCCATCGAAGTTCTGCTTGAGAATAGTCTATGGATACTAACACTTTACCTTCGGGAGCAACAAACATTGGTCGCATTATTTTGCGCATGTTTTCATCGTGTTTTGGAATAGTTTGCAGGTTTGGGTTGGAACACGTAGTTCTACCTGTGGCAGCTGCTTTGGCTATGGACGGGTGGATTCTTCCGTCGGCTCTTATAAATTTATAGAACCCGTCCAAAAAACTACTTTTCAGCTTCGCTAAACGTCTAAAAGTTAAGATGCCATTTATTATTTTGTAGGCATCCGACTGAGGGTCTAGCTGCCGTAAATAGGCTTTCAGGACATTCTTTTTGGCGGAAGGTCTCCCGCCTTTAGTTGTTTCCAGCGGGGTTAAGCTTAACCCTTTTTCGTCATACAGTATGTCCAAAACTAATAAATCTCTACTCAGTTTTAGATTTTCATGTTTGTCTTTTATTTCGTCAGGTATCAAAGCTAATACATTTTTTTCTACTTCTATTAGTTGCCTGCTGATTTCTTTTTGAGCAGTTACAATACGGTTTACATCTATTTTGATTCCGTGTTTTTCTATGTTGAACAGAACAACAGAAGTAACAGGATGCGCAAGCTTACTGTAATAAAATAGCAAATCTTTATCTTGGGCAAGCCATTTTCTTAATCTCATACCGCAAGCACGAGTAACAGCAGCATCTCTGCAAGCATATTCTACCAGCAGTTGGGGGTTTTCTTTACTTAAGGATAACATATCAGATTTGTGTTCTAAAACTAAATCTTTATGACCTATTTGTTCGGGAAATAAAATAGATTGTATGGTTTCTAAAGATTCTTTTTTAAAAGCGTCTGGGTTTAGAACTTGCATAGCTAATTGAACATCAATAACATAGCTGTTGATGTCAGTTAGTCCTAGCTGGTGGAATCTTAGCAGATCGTAGTTGCCGTTCATCATTATTTTCTTTATATCTTTCCGACGAAGCAGTTCTGCCAGTTCTTGGATTTTCTTTTGGTAGTTAAAGCATTTTTTAACATATATGGTTCTTTTAGTCTTTTTATCGTCGTAAGGCCAATCTATTGTGAAGTCGTAACTATCTGTTTTGGGATCGACTTCTTTTAGTAACCAAATATGATATGCTTTATCGTCTTCTGTGGCTATGGAATAGGAAATTACCACAGAATTTTTATCAACGAAATCTAATCCTTGAGTTTCAGTATCTATGCCCAAATACAGTGGCGGGTCATAGGTTTTGTTTAGGATAAAATCTATACTATCTACCGCCTCGTATTCTATATCTTGGTCAGCTTTTAATGTATCTGAAAGCGGGTTTTTTACTAAAGTAGCCACTTTTTGAATGTCCGCTCTAAGATAGTAGATATGATTTTTAGACCGCAAGCAAAAAGCGGGATGAAAAGTTGGGACTATATAGCAGTCAAATTCATCACTGTAAAATACTTTACCTCGAATAGATGATATTTTTTTGATTTTTGTTATGTTTTTCAACAACTGCTGGGATGCTATTTCCCCCACAGCTAATATTACGTTTGGCCTTGCTACTTTTAGTACGTGTGCTAATTTAGGACGACAGCATTCCAGCACTTTGTTGATTTCCTTTGTGGACAACTCGTCTTTGGTAAGAAGACATCGGCAAGCATTTGCGTATAAGACCTTGGTTGTGTCTATTCCAGTCTGTGTTAATAGTTCTTCTAACAGTTCTCCAGATGCCCCGACGAAAGCTTTGTTTGATGCCATTTCTTCTACGCCGGGGGATTCCCCCACTATCGCCAGTTCAATTTCATTAACATCGCCTGTTCCGCATCTGTATTTTACTTGGCGGTATTCTATACCGCATCTGTAGGGTTTCCCCCACAAAGCCCTTAAAGGACATTCTTCACATATAGGGCGACTCATAATCCCTCCTTTGTGCAAACGTTTGCACTACCGTTTCCTCAGAAAGAACCCCGCCACTGTAGCGATGGAAGCGAGGGTTTCAAGGTTCTTTCTGATTTGCTTTTGCTTCAGCCGAGCGTAATTATACTCTATCTGTTCCACATAATCAATAGTCTCGTCAGAGTGTCGCCCTGTGATGAATTTCAAATATTGTTTAATACAGTCCCAAAGAAGATGGTTACATTTTTTATCTTTTTTCGCTAATTTTTGTGCTTTCAGTATATTGCCAAGCCCTGCATTATAACTAGCGAAAACAAGTCTCAAACGTTCTATCCAAGGGCGTCTGGCAGTCCAGTTATCCCACAATTTTCTGTCGTAATATATACCCATCATAATGTTAATTTTTGGATTGGTTAGAATTAGATTGACTTTTAGTTCTTTGGATAATTCTTCGCCAGTGCTTGGCATTATCTGCATAAGTCCAACCGCCCCTGCGGGGGAGACTGCGTTGGGATTTAGCGACGACTCTG